GCCAAGGGCTGCCCCTTCCCTGAAACATGCAAGGCGGAGGGGCACTGCGACGCCGCGTTCAACGGATACCGCTGATGGCCATCAGCACGCTATTTCACAACCGGAGACGACCAATGAAGAAGCTTTACATTGCTGCACCGTTCTTCAATGAGCAGCAACTGGCGCTGGTGCAGGCGGTGGAAGCCGCCGTCGCTCAGACGCCCGGCCTGTTGTTCTACAGCCCGCGCATGGATGGCGTGCTGAAGGACATGACCCCGGAGCAGCGCAAGGCGGCAGGCCCCAAGCTGTTCAAGCTGAACGTGCACCAGATACGCAGCTGCGATGCCGTGCTTGCGTTGAAGGACTACAGCGACACAGGCACCACGTGGGAAACAGGCTATGCCTATGGCATCGGCCGCCCCGTGTATGGCTACCGCACCAACCCCAGTCAGCCGCTCAACATCATGATCCAGCAATGCATGGACGCGGTGGTGTACGGTCCGGATCAGCTTGCGCAATTCCTGCAAGCGTACAGCGGCAACGGCGACGTGAGCGCGTGGACCGTCGGCAAGGACTTGGGGGAGACCTACTGATGGCCATCATCGTTGGGCTTGAAGGCGTGCTCGCCCGCCATGAGTGGCGCCACGGCTTGATCGAAAGCGAAGGCTGGGACGCGTACCATGCCGCGCTCGGTCAGGACGCGCCCAATCACGCAATGGTGCAGCTGGTGCGCGCGTTGCATCTGCAAGGGCAGTGGGTCCACTGCATCACCAGTCGCCCGGAGAAGTGGCGGCAAGCCACCACCAAATGGATGGCGCTCCATGGCGTGTTGGTGGACCAGCTGCATATGCGCGGAGAAAAAGACTTTCGCAGCGACGTAGAACTGCGCGGCGAAGTCGTGGATCTGATCACGACTAAGGGCATCATCCTGCTGGCCGTAGAGGAAAACGAAAAAGCCTGCGACGTGTACCGCGCCGCTGGCATCACCACGTTGCAGCTGACCAATCCTTCGGTGCAGGCATGAGGAGTGCCGAAGAACTGCAAACCGAAAACACAAACCTGCGTTGCTTCCTGTGGCTGATCGTCAACGCAGCTGGTGGCACCGTCACCATACCGAAGCTTGAGCTTGAGCGGTTCAGGCCAGCCACAAGTCGCGTTGAATTTTGGACCGAGTTCAGCAGCGGTGACTATTTCATCTTGGCCAAGAAAGAGGAGCAGGGGCAGTGAAGTGCATCTTCAAAATATGCCCGCACCGCACATGCCCTTATGAAAGCGTGTGCAAATCTAAACCACCAAGCAAGGAGCAGGGCAAACCTAAACCACCAAGCAAGGAGCAGGGGCAGTGAAGCACGCAGTCGTTACGGGCGCATACCAAGGGCTGGGGGCGCTCATCGCCAACGAGCTCGAAGCCGTTGGCTACACGGTGCACCGCTGGGACATACGCTTCGAGCAGCGCGTTGACCTGTGCAGTGCAGGCAGCGTGCAGGCTGCGGCTGATCGCTTGCCTGTCCCGCACATTCACGCGCTGGTGAACTGCGCAGGCGTCAACGAGCTTGCCGCGATCCCAAACCTCGATGGCCAGCTGTGGGACTACCACATGGCTGTGAACGCGCGGGCCATGCTGTACACGGTGCAAGCGCTGTTGCCAGCGCTGAGCGCGGGCGGCACGGTGTGCAACATCATCAGCAACGCCAGCCACATGCCCATGCGCCACAGTCTTGCGTACAACGCCAGCAAGGCGGCAGCCGACATGCTTACGCGGCAGATGGCCCGCGAGCTTTGGGGCACGCATCGCGTCACCGTGTTCGGCGTCAGCCCCAACCGGCTGCACGGGACGCCCATGTCCGTCAGCGTTGACAGGCAAGTGGCGATCAGCCGTGCGTGGTCAGCTGCGGAGGTGCGGCGGCGCCAGCTGGAAGCGCTGCCCATCGGCGAAGAGACGGACCCCGCTACCGTGGCGGAGTTCGTGGCGTGGTTGCTGAGCACCAAGGAGCGCCACCGCTACTTGCATGGAGCAATTCTCGACTACGGTATTTAACTTACGCGCAATTCCGCGCACACAAGGAGACGGCAAGATGAATATGAACCAAGTGGCAATCGCCTATGCCAATGACGAGCAGAAGGCGGCCATCAAGAAGACGCTGGGGCTGGCCGACGCCGATTGGATAAAGGACAAGGTCAGGGCTGGCGTGCAGGTGCTGGGTCGCCATGGCGAATATGTCACAGGCGAGAACGTGGCCGAACTTGAGTTCTGCATGGCCATGGGCGGCACGCAGTTCGAGCTCATCAGCTACACCAGCGGCCCGAACTGGATTGCGGAAGCCGGGCGCCTCGGCGTCGCCATGCCCATGGTGGCGCACATCGGCTTCCATCTGGACGATGGCGAGGAATGGCCCATGGTTGACGGCAAGCTGGCGCAGGAAGCCGTCACGGTGGAGCACAGCAATGAGGAAGTGAACAAGGCCGACCGCCGCTATCACTACCGCATTTACCGCATCAGCCCGACCACTTACTTCAAGTTCATCAGGCGTATCACCAAGCAGGACGTGGAAGACGCGATGGCTGACCGCGCCGCCCACGAGCAAGCGCAGCTGGAACAGACACAACAGCCGCAGCCCAGCGCCGAGCAGAGCCAGCTGAGCACGCAGCCCGGCAACGACGTGGCAGCACGCCCGTTGCCCATGGGCGTCGATGCCGCGCAAGCTGGCCTTGCCGACCCGGACCATCCTCAGTCCGACGCGGCCACGGAAGCCAGTGAGCAGGCTATCAAGGACGCCGCAGCGCGTGCCGAGGCCGAAGCCACGCGCAGGGCCAACGACGACCGCCTGCGTCTAGAAGCCGCTGGCGTGGCCGCTGGTGGGGTTGACGCGGATGACCGCCCGGTTGGGGCAGCCACCACGGAAAACAGCCCAAGCGAGCTCGCTACGACCAATGAAGCACCGAAGGAGCCGCAGCCCACGGCGGCCCAGCCCAAGCCCGCGCCCGAGCCGGGTACGACCTACAAGGGCAAGGGCGGCAAGAAGTAACGTCAATCGGGGCGGCGCAGGCGTGCCGCCCCATCACCCACCAAGCATGGCATCACCAAATGACAAAATCTGTGGCCAGCAAGTTCGAGCAGATGGCCGAAACGTTTCGCGAGCGCGGCGCCATGTACGGGCGCAACTACGTCAAGCTAGGGCAGGCAATGCACGCGCTATTCCCGGAAGGGTTGACGATCAACACGCCTGAGGACTGGACGCGGCTGCACTTGTTCATGCTCGGCATGACCAAGCAGAGCCGTTACGCCAACAATTTCACCAAGGGCGGCCACCCTGACAGCATCCACGACAGCGCCGTCTATAACACCATACTGGAAGCGTATGACGAAGAGTGCCGAGCAGGTGATCAGCAAGTGGAGCCGCGTAACAACGCTAAAGCGCGCAATGCGCCCGCTCGTAAGAAGCCTAATGGCCCGCCAAGGCCAAGCGGACGACGCGGCCATACGCCAATTGGCTGACGACTTCAACAGGCTGCGGGCTGAGCTAGTAGCGCTCGACCCCGCAGCCACCAACCTAGGACCATACCCATGGGACGAAGCAGAGCGGATCGTTTGACGGACATTACCGCAGAGGTCCGGGCGGAAACGCCTAAAGCGTGGCTGTTGTATGACGGCAGCAAAGAGGAGTGGGTCGCCAAGCAGCACGTCGAAAACAATGGCGACGGCACGTTCACCATGCCCGAGTGGCTGGCAAAAGAGAAGGGCTTCATCTAATGCACTTTTTAGAAGCGCTGCGCACCGCCAATGTTGCGCGCAATGAAGAATGGTGGGGCGATGCCACGCCAGCAACCGCAATGTTCAGAGCCAACGAGCTTGCGGGTGAAGCGGGTGAAGCCTGCAACATTCTCAAGAAGCTTGACCGCGAACGCATGGGCCTGCAAGGCAGCCGCGCCACCATTGGCGCACTGACCGAGGAGCTTGCCGACGTGGTCATCTGCTGTGATCTGCTGGGCATGCACCAGAAGATTGAGTTTCCAGAAGCCACGTGGGGCGACTACGCTCCGGCCGAAGTGGACTATAGCTTGCTCGGTGTGCAGCTGATGGCGCGTGTGGGCCGCATCTGCATCATGCAGACCAATGAGCAGCTCCGCAAACTGCTGTTGCCCAGCGCGCTCACCGGCACGGTGTGGCTCGTCAAGCGCAATGCTGGCTGGCTGGGCATTGACCTGAGCCGCGCCGTCACCACCAAGTTCAATATGTCCAGCGACAAGCTGGGCCTCAAGACAAAGCTGGTGTGGTAGGCAGATGCTGGTGGGGCCGCTGGATGACTTCGACCCTAATGTGCTGTTTAACCAGCCGCCCCACGAGTGCCGCGTCTACGGGGACGACATGGCCCAGACTTGGGCGGTGGTCAGCTCGGAGGACTATCAGGAATGCATCAAGCACCGCTGGCGCTATAAGGCCAGCAACGAGCGCCCCAACGGCAAGACTAAGAAATACCTTGCGCGCAACAGGCACGTGCGCTGGGACAATGGCGGGGCGGCACGTCACAATCGGACGCAGGAGAACTACTTCCTGCATGAATTCATCATGGACCGCATGGGGCAGCCGCGCCCCAGCCCAAAGCATATCGTTGACCACCGTGATGGCGACGAGAACAATTGCAGGCGTGAAAATTTGCGGTGGGCTACGCTCAAGTTCAACGCCAATAACAGGCACGGCAGACTTGCCGGTAAGGAGCACGACGAAAATGCTTGCGCTACTGTTTGACACGGAAACAAACGGGCTGATCGACAACCGTGCTTTGCGGCTGGACAAGCAGCCGGAAATTTTTGAATGGTACAGCTGCCTCGTGGACCTGAGCGTAGATCAGCCCGGCGCGCCCGGCATGGGCACGCTCGTCGAGGAGCTTGAGTTCATGTGCAAGCCCAAGCGCAAGCTCCTGAAGGAAGTGATCAACGTGACCGGCGTCACCGATGAAATGCTGGCCGACAAATTGCCTTTCAGCAATTATGCCGACCAAGTGCGCGCCGCGCTGGCCAAGCCGCAAGCCACCATTGGCCACAACATCAACCACGACGTGGAGTGCACGGAGATCGAGTTCGAGCGCCTCGGCCAGCGCATTGAGTGGCGCGGCAAGATTTGCACGGTGGAGGCGACCGTTTACTTGAAAGGTTATCGCCTCAAGCTCATGCAGCTGTATGAGCTATTGTTCGGCGAGCCGTTCGCCGATGCCCACCGCGCCCGCAATGACGTGCAGGCGCTGCGGCGTGTTACCGTTGAGCTTTACAGGAGAGATATGCTGTGAGTGAACTGATAGTGTTTACAAGAGACGCGCGGGTTGATCTATACAATGACGCTGGCGTCCATGCTGGTTGGGACTTTACGCCTGTCCCGCCTGACAGCAGTGGAGAATGGTTCATCGCTGACACCAGCAAGGATTACAAAACCGGCTGGGTGAAGTACGCCAAAGAGAACGACTATCTGAATGAGTTGTTCGAAACCTGCGCACGTAAAGAAGTGCCAGACCAGATAAAGAAAAGGGTCAGGGAGCAGCACAAGCAGCTTATTGAGCGGCTTGACAAAGACCCCAAGAGCAACATCAGAAAATTATAAGGAGCGTCAACATGATCCGCACAGGCTACAGCTTCAAGACCGCCGTCGGCCATCTGCCGGAAGTGCTGGCGCGCATCAAGGACGTCGGCCTGCCCGCAGCCCCAATCGCGGACCGCATGTCCACATTCGGGTTCGTGAAATGGACCAAGCTTTGCGGCGAGGACATCAAGCCCGTGTATGGCGTGGAGATCGCCTGCGTGCCGGAGCTTGGCACCAAGCGCCCCGCCGCCGACTATTGGTGCTTCCTCGCCAAGGACGACGTCAGCGCGCTGCACGAGCTTGTGTGGCTGGCCACGCGCAACCCGGACAAGGAGCCCGCCTTGACCTATGCGCAGGCCATGAGCGCGCGTGGCGTGGTGAAGATCACGGGCGAGCGTCTGCTGATCGACCGCCTGCCCAGCTATGTGGAGCGCGATGACTTCTACTTCGGCCTCAGCCCAGCAACGCCGCGCGGCCTGTACAATATGGCCAAGGCGGCGGGGCTGCCCATGGTGGCCATGAACTGCAACACTTACACCAACCCGGAGGATCGCGAGTTCTACCGCGTGACCATTGGGTGGCGCAGCAGCGGTCAGAGCTACCCCCAGCACATATTGACCAATGAGGAATGGCTGAACGCCACCGAACGCTTTGCCACGCTTGGCGATCAGAGCGAGGCGCTTGAAAACCGCGACGCCATTTTGGCCAGCTGCAACGCCACGCTCAAGAAGGCCACGCTATTGCGGCCGGAGCACCCCAAGACGTTGCGCCAGATGTGCGAGGAAGGCGCCGCCGAGCTTGGCTGCGACCTGACAGACCCCGTGTACAGTGCGCGGCTGGACCGCGAGCTTGACATGATCGCCACCAAGCAGTTCGACGACTATTTCTACATCGTCGCTGACTTGGTGCAGTATGCCAAAACCGTCATGCTTGTGGGGCCTGGACGCGGCAGTTCGTCCGGCTCGTTGGTGTGCTACCTGCTCAAGATCACCACCGTGGACCCCATCCCGTTCGGGCTGCTGTTTGAGCGCTTCATCGACATCACCCGCAACGACCTGCCGGACATCGACATCGACTTTAGCGACGAGCGCCGCCACCTTGTGTTTGAATATGCCGAGCGCAAGTATGGTGCCGAGCGCGTGGCACGCCTTGGCACCGTCGGCACGTTCAAGCCGCGCGCTGCGCTAAACCAAGCGGGCGATCAATTGAAGGTGCCGCGCTGGCGCATCGAAAAGGTTTTCGACAGCTTGATCAACCGCTCGTCCGGTGACAGCCGCGCGAACCAACAGCTGGAAGACAGCTTGAACGAAACGGCTGCGGGGCGCGAGCTTGTGGCGGCTGCACCGGAGATCACCATTGCGGCACGGCTGGAAGCTCACCCCAGCAACGCCAGCCAACACGCAGCGGGCGTGCTCATGACGGACAGGCCAGTGCGCGAATACGTTGCCATTGACGCGCGCACGAAGGCGGCCATGTGCGACAAGAAGGACGCCGAGGTTTTGAACCTGCTCAAGATCGACGCGCTGGGGTTGAAGCAACTCAGCATCTTTGAGCGCACGCTGGAGCTATTGGGCAAGCCAGCGCGCAACGGCTGGCTGGAAACCTTGCCGCTCAACGACCCCGCCGCGTTCGAGGTTTTGAACCGTGGGCATTTCAGCGGCATCTTTCAGTTCACCGGGCGCAGCCTCAAGAACCTTGTGCGCCAAGCTGGCGTGCAGAACTTTGACGACATGGTGGCCATCACCGCGCTTGCGCGCCCCGGTCCAATGGGTACGGGCGGCGCTGGCGCGTGGGCGCGGCGCCGCGCTGGCAAGGAGCCGGTCAGCTATCCGCATCCGCTGTTGCAGCCGTTCCTCGAGGAGACGCTGGGCGAAATGGTCTACCAAGAGCAGATCATGAAGGTGGGCAAGGACCTTGGCGATCTCAGCTGGGCCGACGTGACCGCCATGCGCAAGGCCATGAGCAAGAGCCTCGGCGCCGAATATTTTGAGCGCAACTTCGGCGCACGCTGGAAGGCCAACGTGATCGCCAAGGGGCTGCCGCCGGACATCGCTGAAAGCTTCTGGGCGGACCTGTGCCGCTTCGGCCTGTACGGCTTCAACAAGTCGCATGCCGTGGCGTATGCCGTCATCAGCTATTGGTGCTGTTACCTCAAGGCGCACCACCCATTGGAGTTCGCGGCGGCCACGCTGGACGCGGTAGAAGACCCGGAAGCGCAATTGGAAATGCTGCGCGAGCTTGCCATTGAAGGCGTGCAATACAAGCCGGTTGACCCGCAGCACAGCACTGCCAAGTGGACGCCAGTCTACAGCGGCAACAGCCGCAAGCTGGTGGGGCCGCTTACCAGCGTGAAGGGCATCGGCCCGGCAAGCGTGAAGGAAATACTTGACGCGCGTGCAGCTGGCCAGCCGCTGCGCCCTGCTCTGCTGC